CGTCGGCCTTGTATAGTCGTCCTTCTGTGTAGCTCATCGCGTAGGGATACATCGTGTCGTTCATTTCACGCTGGGCTCGGACAACGGCGTCGAGCGCGTCTCGGAGGGCTTGGCGCACCGGAGGGTTTATGTTGCGGGTCTCCACGGCGGCGAGGAGCGTGGTTTCGATTTTCTGGAGTTGGTTTTCGAGTTTCACGTGAATAGATTCGTGCAATCCTCCAACTCTTTTAAAGCGCCAACTTGAAAAGAAATGCCAAGCTCGCTTTCGGCTGCTGCGATGGCAGCGCGAACATCCGCAACAGGAACATAGCAATCAATGTGGCCGCCGGAGACATTGAACATTCCATTATTATCCTGCCACGCGTAGAGGGTTCCGTCGGCGTAGAAGTCCGCGCCGCAATCATTGATTTCGATTGAGACGCCTGCGGGGAAATTGGCTTTGTGATCTGCGTGGATTTTTGTGATTTTCATATCCGGCAGAAGGTTGCTGCGGCCTCTTGGAGTTCCGCGTTGTCGGGGTGGAGCTTAGCGAAGCGAAGCACATGCTTGGCAGCTGGCCAGAATTGACCGCCGTATTCGAAGACATCGGCTGGGTCGTGGACAGAGTAGCCTTCGCCTTCGCCGGTGAGTTGGGATTTGTCTCGCACCAGCACAGGGATGCCCTGGCTGCTGGCGGAGTGCTCTGTAGTGAGTTGGAGCGATGGGGTGAGTTGGAGGGTCATAGCGATTTGATTTTCTCTAGCGCGCGGGTGGTGCTTTCGATTGAGGCGTCTTCAAAGTATTTTTTTACTTTTTTGAATGCGGGTTTTTCTTTGAACAGTTTTTCAAATGCGGAAATGTCGTTTTCCGTGAGTTTGATCGTGTAGGCGATTCGGACTTTCATGGTTTTTTTTATGGTTTTTGGGGTGAGCAGTTTGATTTTAATGAGCCCGGCAGCCACAGCGTATCGGGTGATGTCGGCGGTGTTTCTGAGGTTCAATTTCTGCATGGCATTCTGCCGATGCTTTTCCACGGTTTTGATGCTGATTTGTAGAGTGTCTCCGATTTGCTTATTCAAGAGGCCAAGGGCAATCAGGCGAATGACCTCCCTTTCCCTGTAAGTTTCCTCGGTTGTCGCAGCTTTCTTTTTTGTTTTTGCCGTGACAGCGTAAGTAAGCGCGATGGGGCCTTCGCGTTCAATTCGTTTCACAGTTCTTTTTCGGGTTCTTGTTTGGATATTTCTTTTTCAAATTCTATATCGAATAGAATCTTGGCTGCTTGGTTCTCCGCGTCGGCTTTAGTGTGGCCTTCCCTGTCTGCCTTTCCTTCTTTTACCCATTTTTCGTAAATCTCACTTGCTAGGTCATCTTCATCGGATGTGTCTCCAGCTACAAAATAAAATCCAGATTCCTTGTTAGGGTCTGGGTGCCAATTTGAATCTGGTGTATAGTGATCGCTGGTGATGTATGCTTTGAATTTTTTTTTCTTGAACCCGTAGAATACTTCTAACCATGCGCATGCTTCCGATACTGAGCTGATTGGGCAGTTGTCTGGGATGTATAGGTGGAGATGTTCGTAGTCCAGCCATTCATTGAAAGGGATTTCATTTAGGTTGTAGTTTTGCTTATCGGTTTCGAAGCGGCGTCCAGGTTGTAGGATTTCATCTAGGGTTAGTGCTTGTTTTTTCATTTCTTCTTTTTGTTAATGGTTTTGAGGTTGGTGATGCGTGACTTTAGTGTGGAGGCTGTGATTTTTTTGTAGGTTTTGGATTTGAGGTGTTTGCGCTGCACATCCACGGTGAATTGCGTGGGGGATGGCGTTTTGATGTTGGCTACTGCGCTGGACATTTCGTTGGCGTCTGGGCCGTTGTGCGGGTGATGTTCCGAGAATTGTTGGTAGGCATGGCTGAGTTGCCGCGCGAGGGTTTGATCCCATTGGTCGATGAGGTTTTGCTCATCGATGCTTTGAATGCCAGGTTTGAAAATACGGATCGCTTCGCTGAGGAGCCATTCCATATTGATGTCGGGGTCTGGGTCTGCAAATAGCCTGCCGTCAATGGCAAGATTGGAGGACTCGCCTTTCTCTGTGAAGATTTCTTGCAGGTTCTGATCGATCGATCCTTCCAGGGTGATTGGGTAAATGGTCACGGGCTTCGGGCTATTGATCCGCCACACGCGATGGATGAACTGCTCGTTCTCGTCGTAGGCGTAGGAGAGCGCTGGCAGGATGAGGTGCGAGCAATTTTCGAAGCTGTGCCCCTCCCCCATCGCCTTCAGCCCTGCTACGAGGACGGCGTGCTTGCGTTGCTTGAACTCGTCGGCGAGGAGTCCGCGTTGTTCTGGAGAGGTATCGCCATCGAGGAGCACAGCGCCTACTTCGGCTTCTTGAAGCTTGGAGTAAAGAGCATGGCTGAAGTCGCGAAACGGGGATCCGATAACGACTTGGTTGCCGTTTGCAAGGCATTCCCGAACGATCTGGAGCGTGGCAAAGAGCTTGGGCGTCCAGTCCGTCCAAGATCGCTTGGGGCCTTTGCCCAGAGTGATCGAGTCGGCGAGGTTTTGGGAGTGGGGGCAGAGGGCGGCGAGCCTCAGATTGTTGATCTGCATCCCGACTTGGGTGCGCCGGTGGGCTGGTTTGGCTCCCGGTTTCTTGCCGCAGATCGGCGGGTTTGTGAGGTGGTGTTTGTAGACGGCGAGTTGAGCTGTTCCAGGGCTGACGATGATAGGTGTCACTGTTTTTTTCATGATTTCCTCGCCGCAGTCTGCTTTTCTACGGCGAATAATTACGGGTGCAAGTGTTTTCCATAAGCGATGAACCGAGCAGATTCGGTTCGAGCGCTTGGTGATGGAGCGGGATTCGCCGCGCGCGGCGGCGAGGGTCTCGCGGGTGAGGTAGCGTTCTTTTTGGAGGAAGGTATTTGCGAACCGCTCGCGAGCGGCCTCTGTGCAGGCGTAGGGCCAGCGCCCAGTGTGTCCCGTAGCCCACGCACACAGCCAGAAGATGGATTCCAGCCGATTCTTGATCGGGGTGCCGGTGAGGACAAGGCGCAGCTTGGGCTGCAAGATGCGCACGCTGGCGCCGATGCGGGACTCTGTGGCTTGTAGGCGAGTGCCCTCATCCACGACGACACAATCAAAGGATTGGTAGGCTTCCGCGAGTCGAGCCAATGTGGGTGTCCAGATACAGGTGATGCCGTTGGGGGCCTCGCCAAGAGTCTTGCCGCAGTCGGGGTCGTAGCGCACTTTATGGCGCGCGCACCATAGCTTGCGCCGCTTCAGCAGTATCTTGTTGGGCTTTGGGCTGCCCTTGTGGCCGAAGCTGTCGTTCCACTCGTCGGCTTCATTCACGCCCAAGGCCGTGTAGGTTGTCAGATAAAACCTCGGCGGCCCTGTCGCGGGGGCGGGCTTGTGGAGTTGGTGGCTGAAGAAGTCCTCCTTGCACTTGATGGGATTCAGGCACACATTAAAAAACTTCGCCGCGCTGATCGAGAGCTGGCGATGCAAGGAGCCAGGGGCCACCAGCAGGGTGCGCCGCGCTTTCTTGGCGAGCGGCCAAGCGATCGCGGCGAGGCTTTTGCCCATGCCGGGTTCCCAGGCGATGATCGCACCGTCTTGTAAAGCGGCGCGGGCGAGGTCTTCGACTTGGAATGGTTTAAGTGTCATTGTGTGTTTTTGTGGAGGGAATTAAGCTTCTGGATTACAAGCGGGAAATATGCTAATGATTTTAATTCCGTGTAGTTTGCATTTTAATTCTACTTCTGGCAGATCTGTGGAATGAATAATTTCATCCCAAACGCGCCCCGTCTCTGTGGATTGCATTTTTACTTCGAGCATGGCTAAGTTTCTAGGGACTCAGCAACCTCGATCTCATCAATGCAATCGATACAGGCGGTGCAATTTTTTTCAGAATCAGAAAGGCCTTCCCAGATGGCTTTGTGGGCAGATTTTTCATCATCTGCAATTGCTGAGCGGGTTTTGTTTATTCCGTCGATGTAGAAAGTGTATTTTTTCATGTTTTCAGTTATCGGTAGTTAGAGTGTAAGGGTTGCCCCGTCTTCAAAGGTGGCGACTCCGTTTTGGATACTTACGGAGCCGTTGATTTTTCGGAGCTTGGCGAGCTTGTCATCGGGGCGGATAGGGTGATTGGTTATCCGGTAGAACTGCTCGTTGGTGAGTTTGAGGTCTCCAATGTCTTCGTGTTCTCCGTTCTGCTCGTAACTCACGAGGCAGTAGGCGCTCTTGAGGTCCGTGTCGTAAGTAAATCGAATTCTGACGGAGTGTTCGTTGGCTGCCGAGTCGGCAGCGGGGTCATCGAATGACGGGAGTTCATGGTGAATCTCGTAATCAATGTATGGGTCGTCGTGCTGGACGAAGTGCGGGTATGTTGGTGTGTTTGCGCTGTTCATTTGGATACTCCTTTTGCTTTGGCGATTGTTTTTTGAGTGAAGCTAACTTCCGCGCACTCGTCCCACTTTATCGCCGAATGCGGGTGGGCTTCTGGAAACATACGCTTATGGTCTTCAAGCAAATATTCCAAAGCCAACAGCAACTCGGGGGCAGCAGCAAGGAGATTGGCGTTGGCTCGTGATTTGGAATCAAGGCCGTGGACTACGCATACCCCTTTGTCTGCGGAATGCACTTTTATGTATCCCCATTGGTCTTTAGTTTTCCAGGGGCTAAGGGTGTGTTGTGTCATTTTTTAAATCCTTTCCAAGGCACTGGGCATTCATACGCATTTAAATAATCTCTCACTGCTGAGGAGATTGTTTCTCCAGTAAATGAGGTTTGTCTGATTTCCTTGCAGGTTTCATTGGTGAAAGTGAACCCGAGCATAGATGCGTATTTAATTAATTTTTGATTGGAGAGGTTTGTTGATCGTCCAGGTCTTTTCATTGGCTTAGTATTTTCCATGCGATTGTTGCCACTGCTGGAACTTGTCCGTTGCCGCAGCACGATAGTCTGTCCATCCCAGCGGCATCCCGATCATCCACTCCCAGAAGAGAGGATTCAATCGGCCATCCTGCACTCCACGCTCCTGCGCCAGAAACGAGGCCTGTTCGGCTAAATTCCCGTTTGGGTGTTTGCGGTAGCGCCCTGCCAGAGAACTGGCTCGGAATGAATATCTTTTCTTGCCATCCGATGCACTCGGAGTCAGCAAGAAGAAATACTCTTTCGCGGTGGTGCGGGGCACCAAGGGAGGAAGCTGGAAAGACTCCCCAGCGAGCACCATACCCCATCTCGGCCAAGTCCCCGAGAAGGTATCCCAGCCATCCATCAAGGAGAGCTGTGACATTTTCCACGAAGACGAAGCGGGGTCGTATTTCGCGAACGATCCTTGCCATTTCGGACCACAATCCCGAGCGTTCCCCATCCAATCCATCGGCCACATACTTGCCGCCGCTGTCGTGGGTTTTTGCTCGGGACAAGTCTTGGCACGGGAAACCTCCAGATACCACTTGAGCAATTCCTCGCCATGGGGTTCCGTCAAATGTGCGCACATCATCCCAGACGGGAAACGGCTCCAGGCATCCGTCATTTTGACGGGACACAAGAACGCTTGCGGCATAGGGGTCGCGCTCGACGGCACAAACGGTGCGCCATCCGAGGAGGGTGCTGCCGAGTATGCCTCCGCCAGCGCCCGCGAAAAGAGCCAACTCATTCACTTTCAGCGTAGCGCGGCCTCCAGTTCGGCGGTGTTGTTGTTGAGTTCTGCAAACTTGCGCAGAGGATCAAGCCATCGAAGTGCGTAACCCATTGGCGGCTCGGTTAGTTCGGTTTCATCGAGCACTTCGCAATGCTTTACTGGGTCTTCTTGAGTATTATCATCGACCCACACGCTAACCCCGAGCGATCCTTTGTCGTCGCAGCCCCATAGAGGCGTTGTGTCGGTGTATGTCACGGCGGCGGCGATGCGTTTGGCTTGGTTTTCGCTTTCGGCTGGCACGCTGATGTAAACTGCAGCGGGGACTTGCACCCGGTATATTTTTATTGGCATTTGTTTATGGATTGCGTGTGTTCTCATGCGAGGCTTGTTAGCGTGCGAACAAACGAATCTATGTCTTTATTCGTTATATTGTATTGATTTAGGTAGGACTGAGCTTCTTTCAGCGCAAGCAGTTCGGCTTTGGCTTGCGTTTTTACTGCTTGGTGAACGGATGGGCCGTGACACATGCCGTGCGTGGGAGCGTTAATATCCAGCCCCCAGTGGAACCCGGCTTTTGACTTGGCAAATCTGGCTTTCACGCTGACTTGCTTGGTTTTCATCACCCAATGCTCTTGGGCGTCTGTGAAGACGCCGTGCTCGTTTGGGGCTTGCTTGGGTGCGGGTGGGAATAAGGATAGGCTCATAAGTGTTCGGTAGGTTTGGCCCATGGCCAGTAGATGATTTTGCCGAGTCCGAGTGAGTCGGTTCGGCAACCTTCGTCGGGGAGATCGTGCCCGTTGTCGTCTTGGTCTAAGGAGACGGCTACGCATTCGCGGCCATACATTCCTCTGCCGGAGTAGCGCTCTGGCTCCCTCCCTGTGTCGGTAATAGTTTCGATGAGTTCTTCTGCGCTCATTTCCTTCCTTTCGTTTTGATTTGCACTCCGATAGGGCAGGCCAGATCCACGGCTCGGTTTTCCTCGACGGAGAGCGCGATGTGCCGCGCTTCGTGGAAGTCGGGGGTTGGCTTGATGACGGCTTTCGCGGTTAATGCCTCATTGCAGTTGTATTTGGCAAAGAGGGCTTGGATGGCTTCGATGAGGTCTTCTGCGCTATCGGCTGGGATTTTGTCGCCATCGATCTTTAGCTCAAAGGATTGTCGGAAAAACTGAGCGGTTCGGTCGGGGCCGATCGCTTCGATCAGAGGGGTCTCATCGGTCATGGCCGAGTATTTGGAGGTGAAAGTCACTAAGACCTTCTCCTCTGGATTCATTCCAGTAGCCTCCACGCTGCTCAGGATGTCGTGCTTCCCGTGGAAATGCTCAAAGTAAAACCCTTGCGCGAGGGCGCGGAGTTCTGATTTTTTGGCATTGAGGCTTGCTCCCAAGGCCTCCATCTCCCGTGACTCCGAGAGGATGTCGCTGGTGAGCATGGCGGCATCGCCCGATGGGTCGGGCAGCGCGGGGTATGCGGTGGATTGCTTGTCTTTCTTGATGGCGATGCCGCCAAGATTGATTTTCTTAATGCCTGCCGAGGCAGGCGCGGGTGCGGCTTTTGGGACCGACTTGGGTTTGGTTGCGGTTTTCATAAAAGAGTTTGTTTCAAGGCATAAAAAAACCGCCAATTGGCGGGTGTTGTTTTTTGTTGATTTAAAGATATTTCTATCTTGGCTTTTCAAGGGTTTCGTTTGCGGCGATTATCTTGATAATCGCTTCTTCTGGTTCGCCTTTTACAAAACCGTCGCAGAGCGTTTCATCGTTTTCCTTCGGGCCGACCCATACGGTAGTCCAACCTGCCGTATCGACGGCCCAAGTGTATTTTCCAAGTTTTCCAGTCATATTTGTGTTCATTTGGGGTCAGTAGCACCAGTCATCGGTGGAGAGTTTCGTGATCTCGATCTTGGTGGATGGAATTGTGGTTGGCTTGTCTTCCTCCAAGTCATTTTCTTGGATAAACTTTGTTACAATGCCTCGTAGTTTCGTGGGGAGTTTGGTCATCTCTCCGCCCCAGCCTGATTCTATGTAGTATTTTTTCTTGCCATTTGTGATGGAGTAATGGTCAAGGTTGTCTCTGTTCCAGTAGAAGCTCGCTTCGTCGTCGATGCCTTTGACATATTTATCAAACTCCTTCCCTGTGAATGGAAACATCATCGGGTCGCGATCCACATAGGCTTCGCTGCCCTCCACGATGCTGCCCATCTTAATGCCAGCGCACTCGGCGAGCGTCTTTGCTTCGTCTGATTCGTAGTAAACTTCACGATAAGAGGGGTCCTCGATGCGGTGTAGGGTAATACATACCTGCTTAACGCCTCGGCCCATGCCCGGTTCAGGTTGTCGCTCGGGGTGAAGTAGTAGCGTGTATGGATTTGTGCTGGCTCCGATCGTGTTGCTCACTCCATTAACTCGGTCTTTCTTGAGAAAGTTCTCGATGATTCGGCGATAAGCGTCGAGGGTTCTGCCGATCTTGTCCTCACGGCGGGGTGAGCCATCCGCGTGAAAGCCAAGTAAGCTCAATGCTTCTGGGGCTTGTGCGTTCTCGTGGTCGAATAACGATTCTTCGACAGAGGCTTGAAGTTTCTTGCTTTTGAGACGCACTGAGACTTGCAGGGTGGTGCTACGCTTCGGCGTTTCTTCCACAAGATACACGATCCATGGCCCGCATCCGGTATATTTGTAGATGCCGCGTCCTGCTCGGTAGGCGGTATCTCCGCCGACATGGGACATGAAATCTTTAAGGTTTGTGATGTTCATTTGATGCTACGGGTTAAAATTCCCAGCGGTGTTTGATCCAGTGGGGTGTTTCGAGGTTCGGAGAGCGGAGTTGGCGTGGGTAAGTGGAATCGAGGCGCTTGGCAACAAAGCCTTCAAAAACCTCGGCGTTCCAAAGTTTGTTAAGGTCTTGTAGGGCTTGCCAATAGTGGTCTAGGTCAGACGCGGTGAATGGGCTTTGAAAAAGGAGGGCGCGATCTGATGGGGGTGGCACGCGATCAAACTGCCAGCGTTCAAATCCTTTGCGGATTTCTCCGCATGGATGGATTGCGTCTGCAAGTGAGAGTTTGCGCTCATCGTAGGTGGTCTTGCCAGGGGCGAGGTAGTCGAGGATGACGAGACTGCCTCGCCCGAGGTCGTGGCGGCGCTCCAAGGCTTCGCAGTCGAGCCACTCCATTTCGGGTGGCAAGTCGGCATTGCGGATCGCTTCCAGCACGGCGGTAAATTCGTGCTCGATGGAGAGGCGCTTGCCGCGCCGATTCCACATTCGGCTGGTGGGGGCGTGGACGAGTGCCCGCCAGCCATTGACTTTGGGTTCGTAGGCCCAGGTGCCGCGTTTGGGGCGGGCGCGATGGAGCGGGCCGCCGTTCATGGGTCGGAGTGGGTAGGATGGGATCATGGTTCTTAGTTTGCTGCGTCTCTAACTCGCTCCCAGTTCGTGCCATACTCGGCGTCGAAGTGGCGATCTAGGTTGTCTGCGGTTGCGATGTGGGCCGAGTCGTTCCAGTCCACAGGTTCAGGCGAACCGTTTCCATCCTCATCGACAACGAAGTCATCGGGAGTCCATGCCTCCAGATAAACCATCGGATACTTGGCCCGAAGGGCTTGGAAGTCGGTGTGGAATGTGACGGCGGGGTTGTTTGTTTTAGTTTTCTTGCCTTTGGTGCGCTCTGCTCGGTTCATATTGTTATCCTTCAACGATTCGGAAGTCCTCGGCTTGTTGCCAGTCGGGGTTGAAGACTGAGTTTTGCCAAAAGCGGCTGGCAAACTCGTCTTCGCATTCATCAAGTTCCTTGGCGACCTTGCGCTCGGCGTCGGCTTGGGACTCGGCTTCGATTTCGACCTCGGCATACGCTGGCACATTCACGGCGATCATGACTTTGTATTTGGGTTTCGCTGTTGGCGGCGCGGGAGGCTTTGCAAAGAGGGACATGGTATTTCGTATCCCGTCTTTAATGCGTTCTTTTCGTTTTTTCTCTTCGTCGGGTATGGGTTTCACTTTAATGTTTTCCCTTTGCTTGGGTGGGCTGTCACTTCGCTGAGGATGAGGTTTCGGACTCTGACATCGACGCGCTCCAGAAACTCTTTGGAGACGCGATTGAACCCGTGGGCGCGATGTTGGGCTGCAAGGTGCAGAGCCAGTTCGCGGCAGGATTTAGCGTTGATGTATTTCATGAAAGTGTAACTTGTGCATAAGTCTTGGTGAGGGTTTATGCGGGGATCTTGGTAATAGTGAAGCCGTCGAATGTGCCACTTGACGCCACGCACCGCAAATCCCAGCCGAGTTCTTTAAGTCTTTGTGTGACTACGGGAACACCGGCGCCGCCGCTGAGGCGCGCAGGATTCTCTGGGTCTCCTGTAATGAAGCACAAGGCTGCGGCAAGAACGGTGGAGAGCTTGCAATATCCACAGCCGGAGGCGTGCGCTATCTTTTCACCTCCGGAGCGTATGGATGGGCAAAGCCCCCAAGTGGGCGACTTCTTCCATTCCACATTTATGGGGTAAGGCCCGCCTGAACTTCGGATTTCATTGCAGAAAGCAAGCGCTCGTTTTTCAAGGGTTGTTAATTTTGTTTTCATAAAAGTGTAACTTGTGCATAAAGCTTGGTCAGGGTTTATGCGGGGATTTTTTCATAGGCATCGTGCCAATTCGGTTAGGTGGTTGATTGTGCTTCGTGAAAGCCCAAGATGGCGGAGCTTTTCGCCTTCTTCGATGCAGGTGTCGTAAATCTTGCGGGATTTTATTGAGTCATAGGAATATCCAAAATTGGATGCCCACTCGAGATACGGGGTCTCTGCGGCGTCGCAGTAGTCGCGGCATACATTGGCTAAAACCTCGGCAGGCTGCGGGCGTTTGGGGATCCTTTTCCCAGCGGAATTTGTGGTGCTAATCCCAGTGCCTTGCCTCCAATCAAAGGAGACGACGGAATTGCCTAGGCGAAATTCTATATTGAAGCGGTAGTGCTCCCAGCGCTCATCTTTCGGATAAGTATCCGCGACCAGGTAGCCGCCGCGAATGGAAGCCGTGATGCCGAGATTTATGAGTTCCTCGGAAAGGATTTTGGCGGCTTCTTTGTAGTCGAGTTGTTGGATGTCTATCATATTATGCTGCTTGGGCGAGATTTGGTTTTTGTTTTGGTATCAGCTTCTATGCAATCTGTAAGTCTCTGGATAGTTTCGAGTTCGTAGGTCTGAAGCTTGAGCGCAAGGAGAGTGTCAAAAACATACCCCATTGCGACCCCGAGTTTATCGTCTCCTGCTACCTCTGCTCGGGTTATAACCGCTTCCAGGTAGTTGTTGAGTATTGTGGTGTCTTTCATTTGTTTGCGTAATCTGTCCAGACAGATTACTTCAGATTGTGATGTTTTTGGCTGCCGTTGGCGTGAAGTAGACATCGATCTCGATGCCGATGCCCAGCGGGCCTTTGATTTCGGAGAGTTCTCGCAGGGAAAAGCTGCCCCATTCGTTTTCAAACCCTTCGACCCAGCCAAAACAGATGTCCTCGCCGTCCCAATCTTGCACATACCAAGTCCAAGATCCGCAGGGATCAAAGAGTTTGACGCGCAAGAGGTCGGAATCCAAGTTGCTTGTGGGAACCTCCATGAGGCGGCAGGCTTGCTGCATGAGGGCGAGCTTTTTTGGCCCGTGGGTGATTCCCGATTGGTTGATCTCCTCGTAAAGACGGACGGTGTTGTTCATAATTTGAAAAGAAAAAGGCCGTCGGCATGACCGACGGCCTTGTTTGTTTGTCCCATTAAATAGCTTGCAGGGTGGAAATGAGTTTTTTGTGCGTGGCTGGCAGGATTTTGGTGATGTCTGGGGCTTTGGGGATTTTGAAATGGATTAGGAGGGTTTGCAGGTCGTGAATGGCGTGAATTCTTGGGTCTTCTGGAACCTCGAAATTCGCAAAAGCGTGGAGGCGTCGCAGATCGTCGTGAATTGTCACCAGCATTTCCACGCCGCTCACCAAGACCTCCTCGGTGTCGCCGCTCATCGTGTTGCGCTCGATGATTCGGCGGGTCGGGACATCGTGGCAGTTGTGTCGATAGGCATTTTCGGTGGAAAAAGCGCCAGGGAGGTCTACTTGGCATTCCAAATGGCTGAATTCATCAAGCCAGCCCAGACGGTGCTCGGGAGAAAGCGGTAAAAAAGGTGCCGTGCGCCGTGAGCGATGGCGTAGCGCGCCTTTGGCGGCTATGCGGAGGTCTGCGGAGACTTTGGCGGTAGGGTCGTTGATTAAGAGTTGCAGGAGGCGTCGTGTTTCGGACATGACGATGGCTTCGGCGGGTGTTTTCCCGCTCAAAAGGGATTGTGGTTTGGATGCGATCAACCCTTTCTTGGTAAGCCAAAAAGAAGCACTCATTTTTCAATCATCATCCCCGTAAGTTTCTTCGTAATCGTCGTAGCAGCACTCGCAGAGTGTGCCGTTGTGGGTTTTATACATGCGGATTGTGTCGGCCTTCATTTCTTCGGGGGTAGCGGTGTGGCCGCACTCCACGCATTCAAGGTTGGTGTCTTTGGATATGAGTATTGTTGCCATGATGTTGTTTAGATGTTAATTCGGTTATTGGGCGCGCGGCGTTATCTGGGGCATCAAGTCGAATGCTGTAATGCGCTCGATATTTATTAAAATTTCGGGTGATGAGCCTTAAGGCCTTTATGACTTCCTTGCGGGCTTCCGAAGCTGTTGGGGCTTTTATGCCCATGCGGTGCTCGGTTTTAAGAATGGTGTCTCTAATGATAAAAACAAAGGTCTTCATAATTAGTCGGAATCGAATGCGTAGCAGGAAGCGATGGAGTCTTCGTCCTCGCTGCTGTTTTTGTAAATATCTACGGCGACGCCTTCATCTGTGCTGTGAAGGCGGACGGCGAAGCCCTTGACTTCAAACCAGCCAGCGCCTTCGGCAAGGATGTAGTCGGCGTCTGTGATTTTTATCGAAGTCTTATGCATAATACTTTAGTCAAATACGGGGAAGCAGGGGTTTTTCGGGTCGTTGGTGAATAAGGCTCCTGCGTCATTGCCTTCGTCGTCCATGCTCGGGTAGATGAGGTTCCCGTCGTCGAGTTGCAATACGATGGCTCGCCGACTCCAGCCCATGTCGTCGGCTTCGTCTCGTTCCATCCAGCGGACTCCTGTGATTTTCCTGCCTACGAGGCAGGCTTTGGCTTTTTTCTCCCAGTCTGTTTTCATAAATTACAAAATTCGATGGCTTGCTCTAAAGAGCGGAAAGAAGTGAGGGGGGTATAGTTTCCTTTTGCGCCGTCCCATTTTTCCACGCACACCCAGCCGAATCCGGTGGTGCTTTCAGCGATCCGGTATTCGGAGGAAAGGATGGGTCTGCCGACAAAATAAGGAAACCGAATGTAATCTTCATTCATAGAAATCAATGTGTTGAGGGTGTGATTCGGGGACGATTCTGTATTCGCTAAGATCGATTTTGTATTCGCTAAGATCGCCTTGCAGTTCTTCGATGGTCGCGCGTGCTTCTTCTATGGATGAGAAGGTTTCTGTTTCGTAATTCGAGTGATCGTCGCATCCTTTGAGGTCGCCCCATTCCCCGAAAGGGGCAGCCATTTGGATTTTGAATTTCCCTGCCGGTTGTTTTTTTGGTGATCCGCAGACCAAGCAGGAATTGTCGGAGCAGTCAGGGGTGGAATCTTCGCAGGCTTCGCAATAGGCCCAAGAGGTGATCCCTATGTCGTCGGCAAAATCGTAGACGGCGTATTGCCCTGCCTTTTCGTAAATTTCTGTGGCTTCGGCGTATTGTTGGGTGCTGGCTTTGCTCATATTTTATCTAGCATGGGTTCTATGAAATCAAAGGCTTGTTCGAGTTCTTCAATCGAGCGGGTGTGGGCTTTCCAGTCATGAACATGGATGTCGAGTGCTTCATAGGCTTGCAGCGCGCCAATGAGGTCGGCGTGGGCGCATTTGATTGCCAAGATTTGTTCTTCATTGAGTTGGGTTGTTTGGTCGGGTTGTTTCATTTCAAGGCTTTGGCGATGGCGGCGCGGAGCTGTGAGAGCGCGGAGCTGTCGCGTTGAATGGCGGTTAGCTGCCCAGTGGCGAGCGCGGCTAAGATGTTTGCGGCGTTCTGGCAGGCGGCTAAAAGCTCGGCAGCGATGAGCTGGTCGCGCTCGAGCTTGGCGATGGCATCTCCCACTATAAAAATAACTTGCTTCCAATCGCTGGCTCCTGGGGCATTAGGGAATGCTTTTGAGGTGTTTTCGGCCAAGTTTTGAATTGCTTTTAACGCATCGAGCAGGGGGTGGATTTTCATGCGGCCATGGCTTCGGCGGTTGCTCCGATGATCATGGGTTCGATCCAGAGGTCTTTGCGGAGGGAGAGTTTGGGGCCGTGGGCTTGGTGACGCCAATGACCGCGCCGCCAATGCACATGAGGCGAGGCGTGGGTGCCGCCAGCGGATTCGCTGCGGGCGCTGCGGTAGGTGCGTCCGATCCAGTTTGGTGCGGCAAGCTTGCGGGCGGCCTTTCCAGTTGTAGGCGGCGGCCCGGCTTTGGTGGGCGTTTCCACCAAGGCGGGTCGGGCGGTCATGAGCATCACGAGGGTGATTGCCAGCCGCACCATTTTTCTGGAAAACCCAGTGTCTTCGGAGTTGAGTTCGGCCACCTTCCCTCCGACGGGGTGGAATTCGCCAGTGGGTCGAGTTTCGTGCGCAGATAATGTTTCGTCGTGTTTAAGGTGGGCTGTGTAGGATACATCGTCTTCGAGCGAGGAAGTTCCGATCGCGAGGGCGCTGTGTCCGTTGTGGGTTTCCGCTTTGCAGATAGTCACCCAAGACGCGTCCGCGCCAGTCGGTGTGAGGAGGGTTTTTTCGGGGAGCAAGAACAAAATGGCGTCGAGCGGCATACTCAGATCGCTCGGGCGGAGGGATTCTGGCGGCTCGGTGGCAAGGGCGGATTGAGCGAGATCCCGCCCGACCCAGTAGATAGGCATCCAGTGCTCGCGAAGGGCTTGCCCCATGGTGGCCATGTTGTTCAGCACGGGGTCGATGTCGCTGTGCGCGGAGCCAAAATACGCATGGCAAGACTCGGCGGCGACTTGTGTAGCGGTGAGTGCTGCGGCGGGAATTTTTGGGGAAGTGTAGCCTCCTGCGGCGGCATATTTGCGTGGGTAGTATTGAGAGAAGACTTTCGGCAAGGCTTGCTCGACCATCTCCACTTTTTCGCGCATGGAAGTCTTTTTGTAAGACTCGGCATCTTTCGGGAACATTTCGTTGAAATGCGCGGCAGCGTGCTCGAAATCTCCTGGGGCCGTGGCGTGGGCTTTCGCGGCGGCCATCAAGGACTGCAGTAAATTACTGCTTTTCATTATTGGTTGGATTGGTGCGTGCTCGTATGGCCGCAAAGTCGATTCGCCGTCCCGTGCCTTCGCAAGCAGGGCAGTTATCGCGTTCTACTCCACGCTTGCATGAGCAAGGCGTTTTTGTTTTAGGCTGATACATTTGGCTTTTTGCGTTTGCTGGGCTTGCGCTTGCGCACGGGCTTGGGCGCGGGAAGTTCGATGACTTGGTGGCGTGGTGGGAGGGAGGATTTGAAGGGCTCGGTAGCCAAGATCACCTCCACCGCCAAGTTGGCGGCGGCGGCTGCCGCCATGCGCAGCAACCGCTCTTGATCGTCTCTGGAAATTTCAAACAACATAACCGCAATTTTCTAAGTAGTCTTGATATGTGGCACCGACCTTATCTAGTTGTTCTTGAAGTGAATCTATCACATCTTGTTCATCTTTTGTAAGCAGGTGAGGGTCGGCGACAATCATGCCATATAGCATGGCTTGGGTGAGTCCTTCTTTTTTCATGACTTCTTCTACAATAATGTCCGCTTGATCTAAATTGGCGGTGGGGTAGCTATTGTAATAGCGGGCTCGGTTGTGGTATTCCTCTGCGTCTCGGATGCGATATTCGTCGTCGTAGTATTCGAGGGTAGTTGGATTTTGGCTTTTCCAGTGACCAAGCGGTGCGTTTGCCGCGATGGCGAGAGGGATGTCTTTGATCAAATTCTCAGCCCAAGCGGGTGGGAACTCTGGTTTTTCTACGGGAGTGCAGAGGATGTGCTTCGTGATTTCCTCGCGCAAATTCTCGGAAAGTGGGATCGGCATTTCGGGGGAGTCGAACCAGTCGGAAAACACGGCGGGATAGTAGGCGTGCGAGGCTTTGGTGGCGAGTGCGCCGTCGGGGGCGAGTGTGCCAGGGATGGTGAGGCTGACTCGTCCGTGGATGGAGTGGCGCGGACTTCCGATGTTGCCGAGTGTGATGTGGATGCCCATTTCTGTTTCGTCGGAGGAATCGGTGCCAGACTGAAAGGCGCCCACGGAGCAATGGTGGTGGACAGTGCCAAACTTGATCCAGTTGCCGCCCGCCATCTGCTCGTTGAGCTGGCGCTCGTAATCTGCGTGGTCGGAGAGTTCTTTGGCCGTCATGCCAGTGCCATATTTTTGTGGGAATGCCCACGCTTTAAACTCGCCGGTATCGGCGTTGAGCAGGAGGCGCACTTGCGTCTCGGACTTGGTTTCCTCTTGGCTCCATTGGAAGAAGCCGACGATTTCTCGCCAGACTGCTTGCGGGATTTTTGAACCAGACCACCGCATGGCAGGCGCGCCGTCGATGATCGTGACAGATGATGGCACATGGCCGATAAAGCCATTGCCGAGGTTGCGAAGCTCGTAGAACTTCTTGTCGTGTTGGAGTATAGTCATATTATGGGACTTGTGTTTCTTGTTCTAGGGGAAGATCGTGTGCGGCGGTAACGGGGTGGTTGAGGTGGCGGGGTGTAGTGATGGGTGGGTGGTGTTGGTGGGGGCGTGTAGCTTTCGGAGCCGCCGTCGTCTGGGCCATCCTTCGCTTGCCAGCAAGCAAGCAGCCAGATCACCCCGATCACTAACAGAATCGGAGCTGCCCCGATAAAGAAGGAGGCGGCAAAGAAAATTAAAAAGACAAAAGCATTTTTCATTGAGTCTTATGCGTAAGACTTAATCTTCGTCTCGCTCTGCGATCTTCTCTTCGGCTTCTTGGATGAGGTCGCCAAAATCTCGTATCCAGATATCGTCCGAGTCGCCGTCTCCTCCGTAATCTGAGTCATAAACATCTTGATCGCAATTATTGAGCCATTCTTCGGCGTATTCTATTACGGCGCATTCCCCTTCCTCCCAAATGCTGAGCGGCACTTTAATCTGTTCGCGTTTCCTCCAGAACTCTTTCCGGAGATCCCACCCTTCTTGGTTGGCCTCGATTGCCAGGTATTCGCCGCGTTCGATTTCTAGGGTTTCGCGTAAGTGTTGCTCGGCGTATGGATCGACATACGGAGCGGGCGTTCTTTTTGGTGGCGTCAAAGTCGCCAGCCATGCTTCGATCTGCTCAAAGGTGGTGCAGGCGTCAGGAACAGGGCGGTTGAATTTGATGCGCAGCAAAGCTCGGGTGTAGGGGGACATCGGTGCGAGCTGCACGAGGTTCTTCAAGTCTTGGTTGGGCCAAGTGTAGGGTGGCGCTTCGGGGCGCGGGGCTTCGATTGTTGTGCTCATTTTTTTAAGAGTCTTATGCGTAAGACTTAATCTTCGTCTTCAACGCCGTCGCGCGCGCGGATGGCGGCTTCGGCTTCTTCCATAAGGTCATCCAAATCATCTTCTATCGTAAAATCATCGGTGTCGGAGTCGCCGTAATTTATGTTATATTCGTCATAATCGGAATCGAAGTCGTTCAGCTCCGATTCGACAAACTCTTCCACGGCCCGCTGGCCGCTTTCCCATACGGAAAGGGGCACATCTATGGTTCCCGATTTGCTCCACGGAACATATCGCGTTTCCGATCCACTCATTGTGGCTTCCACGGCGATATATTCGCTGCGCGCTATTTCCGCAGCTCGCCGACGCCACGGAGAGTCTTCGTCTCGGGAAGTCGGCTTGGGCTGAATGGCCTTGGGGAATGTAGCGAGCCACGCTTCGATCTGCTCGAAGGTGGTGCAGGCATCAGGGACAGGGCGGTTGAATTTGATGCGCAGCAAAGCTCGGGTGTAGGGGGACATCGGTGCGAGCTGCACGAGGTTCTTGAGGTCTTGGTTGGGCCAAGTGTAGGGTGGCGCTTCGGGGCGCGGGGCTTCGATTGGATTGCTCATAAAGTCTTATGCGTAAGACTCACGCTGCGTAGCGGAGAGTCTCGGTGGAGGTGGCGGTGTTGGAGAAGGAGATCGGCCAGAAATCGCGGGTCATCTTGGCGTCGAGCTTGGGCCGCTCATTGAATACGAAATTCCAGAGCAGCAGCAGGTGGCTTGCCGCCATAAAATTGGCGATCGGAGTTTGTGGCACATCGCGAAGTCGGGACTCCGAGGCGCACCCCTCGGCATGGATGGGGGATCCGCTCTCATCGGTCAAGATTTCCGGCCAGCGCACGCGCGGGTCGCGGGGTGAGTCTTTGTCTCGATCGGCGTCATACCACCATGCCTCTGCGCCAATCGTGGAGTTGGCGGCAGAAAGAACATGAACGCCTGCCGCGCGGTCGGCGGCATCCAGTGCATGGCGGCGAGCCAGGTGGTTGTCGGCCATGATAATAATGGTATCGCACTCATCCACGCGGAAGGCGGCGTCGATATAGCGCGGGCTGACTTCCAAGGTGGAATACCAGTCGAATTGCAAGGCGAGGGCCTCGGCTTTGTTGGCGCGAATGGCGGATTGCGCGAAGTTCTGCCGCTGCAAGTTGCGCTCCTCCAAGGCGTCGCCGTCGTGCAGGATCACGGCGCGTCGGCGCTTGTGATTGGCGTCGTAGCGCAATGTTTTAAGAAACGGCGGCAGAAAATAGCTGGCCACGCCGCCGCAGCCAATAATGTGTGTCTTCATAAATTCATAAGTGGGCAAGAGTTGATAGCAGGGCATTCACGGCATTTTCATTTTCATCGTTAGGGCGCGGCAGCGCGCTTCGCACCTGCCATGCTTTTTTGAGTTCAATGATATCGGCTGGGCTGAAATCGGAGACGATTTCGTGGATGAACTCCTCGGCTTGTTCGCGCTCATCCCACGGGCTGGAATACGGGGCGGCGGCCCAGTAAGCGTCTTCTAGGCGGTTAAATAAGTTACTCATGAGAAAAATCCGTCAAAGGTGTATCCAGATAAGCTGCGGGGGCGAAGCCAGTTACGGGCATTTGTTGGAGAAAAACCTCGGTTGTCTTGCTCCATGCTGGTGGGATCCCATAGCAGAAACGGAATGGGCGGAGCGTCGGGTCGCAAGTCGGAGTTGGACTTGGCCCCTTGGAACCACTCCAAGGCCGCGTCGAACTTGGCTCTGATGCTACCTTGGTGGAGGTTGCGCTGATAGGTATTCCCCATGCAGATGCGGCCATCTTCGTAGGTGTTGGAGAAAGGCGGTCGGTAAATGTTGTCGTCTAGGATGTGCCAAGCCAAGAACTCGTCTTTGGGTTGTTGCAGTTGATCAAAGCGCACGAAGAACCAGAACTCATGCCCCGACGGCGGGGTGAAGTCCATGCTCTGCTCGATGCTCATGCCGTTGTCGTAAAACACCGGCGTAATGCGAGCAGTGCCATCGGGCAGCGTGATCGGAGCGAAATGCGTGGTGAGCTTGATCGAGTTAAGCTTCTTGGCGAGAATCAAGTCGGTGCTGCTGGCTTTGAAGTGATACCCCTCGTCGGGGAAATTCCGCAAAACCACCGGCGCCTCACGGGCGATGTTCTTGAGTAGTGTGCCTGCATTATCCACGCGGGTGATGTTGGCGCGGCCAAGGCGTCCGTCTTGGTCGATGATGTAGAAAGTAGAGTCCATTTGGTTTTTTTTAAAAACGAACCGCCGCGCAACGCAAAGTCTTACGCATAAGACTCTGCGAGCGCGGCGATCGTGGTTTTTAGACGGCCTTCGAGTGCGCCAGCTTCTGAATCAGGAGAGTGTCTCCCGTATACAGAACGGTGTCGGAGTTCGCCTTGGCGCCACCGATCAGACCCTCGACATTCGAAGTGTCGAAGTTCAGCACGGCGGCGTAGTTTGCGTTGGACAGGATCTGCCCAACAGTCGTGCCCTCGGGCACATCCACATCCAGCGCGTTGAGGCCGGATTTGAGTTTGATCAACATGATCGTTTCCCTTTCTAATCAGCGTGTTAATAACTCGACACGCGGCGAGGTGAGCCAGCGGGCTCGAAAGTGAAGGGGGGTTATATGTAGAGGTCGGGAGGGATGGGGAAATGGCACTCCACGACTTGCGGATTCCGGTGCGCAATTTCCTGTTCGTCCGCATAATGCTTGGCATCTATGTAAGATGGGAAAACCCTGCGGGTAAGGAGCGCGAGCGGGGCTTCGCAATCGTCATCATTTTTAGCGACGACGAGGAATTGATTTTTCATAAAAAAGCGGCTGCTTGCTTCAGCCTGTGAGGGCGAAGCAAGCTATCGCTGGCCGGCAGCGGGCACGGCGGTCGCCACCCCCCTTATTGCTGGAACGACCAGCTTCATCTCATCAGTGGGTGCTGACTAGGGCTCGTTAGGCCCTCGGCTCGTTAGCTTCCGCAAGGTAATTCAGCTTGGCGGCATGGAGGCAGGCCGCGATTTGGCTGATCGGATACAAGTGCATGGTATCCGTGAGAAAGTCGGTCAAAGTGTCTTCGCAGGGGGAGCCGCCTTCTTTGAGGTGGCGGCGTTTGTAGTGTTTTAGGGATTTTTTGGCGCGATGGGCTCGGGCGCGGTTAGTAATCGACATGGCGGATTTTTTTAGTCAAATCCTCTAAAATTTCAGCAATCTCCCTGCGGCAATCCATGAATTCTTCTTTTCTTGGCTTGTGCGCTCGGGTCGGGGGAGGAGTTGGCTTTCGGATCTGTTTCCACAGATCCAGGTGGGTCGCGGTTTGGATTTTCATAACGATATGAAAATGATGGCGCAGATAATCAGTATCAGCAGCATCAGTCGGTTAAAGAACTTCTCTTTCGCGGCGCGGTATTCGCGCTGGCGGGGTGTTTCCCAAAGTAGGTTTTGGCGGCGCATGGCTATTGAGTGAAGTAAGCTGTGATGTTTGGCGTGAAATACTTGGCCATGAGATTTATAGCGTCTTGAGATTCTTGCGGAGTGCATCGGCTGGGAGCTAAAAGCCTCTCCACCTCTGACACTCGGGCGTCTGGGCTATTTTCTTTTTCGGCATGGCAATGCTCGCACTCGTCCTGCGTTGCGGGGTGGATGTATTCTTCGGCACATTCGCAATCCCAGAACAGCGGCGTCGTTTCGATGGCTAACTCGGAGGAAGGGTTCATAAAGATTTGGCGGCGGCAGGCGGGGTTGAACCGCCATGGAGTTCTATCAGTTCCAGTCGGCGCGGACGCCGCCGCATATCGTTTGCTTGCGTCAAGTCTTACGCATAAGACTCATTCCCAATCTTTCGACCCAATCGCCACGGCATTGCCGCTCACTTGGAGGCGTGTGCCGTCGGCGAGGGTGATTTTTCCGTTGATGTGGTAGCCTACGCTGCCGGTGGAAAATTCCTTGGGGCTGGCGTTGAGTGATTGGCCAGCGATGGATACCGCCAGATCCTCGGCGGTGGAGAGAAAGTCATTTTTACTCATAAATCAAATGGACGGATAAAATGTGTTTTAGGAAAAAGAGAGGCGGGGCGCGTGTGCGCCCCGCCTTTTACTTTAGGCGGCAAGGAGTTGTTTCTTGCGCTTGGCCACGGGTTTGCCAGATTCGACAAACGCGCTGGCCATCTCGACCAGCTTGGCCCCGACAATGGATTGCTCCCCATCGGAGAGTTGCGCCATCGCCAGCTCGATCTCGGTGAGTTGCTCGATAAGCAACTCCGCCGTGAGCGGTTCCGCCAATTCCTCCTCCTCGGGAGGCTCGGGCGGCTGGGATTTTGCATCGGGTTTGCTGGATTTTGCTGGCGGAGCGTCGGATTTTGCTTCGATTTCCTTGGGTTTTTGGTCGGCTTGCTTCTTGAGTTCCGCCTCCCGAGCCCGCAGGGTTTCCAGCTCCTTCTTGTCGGCATCGGCTTGTTTCTTGGCCTCGGCCTCCTTGGCTTCCTTGGCGGATTTGGCCTCGGCCTCCTTGGCGGCTTTCTGCTCGGCGGTCATGCCATGCTCATAGAGCGCGGCAAACTCATCGGCGAAGTCGTTTCGCTCGCGGATAGCCGTCACGACGGCATCCACGGAGAGCTGTTTCTTCGATCCCTTGGAGAGGACTCGCTTGGTCTGCCAGCAATCGTTGAAGGAGAGCTGGTCAAACTCCGTCTCCAGCATCTTGCCATCGCGGACAAGATCATACACGGAGGCGGCAATGGAGGCATTGCTCACGGTTCCCTTCTTGATTCCGGCTCCGATAAGGAGCGGGAAGATGGCTTCGCCAGGAGCTAGATTGGCCTCCATAGCGCGGAATAGTTTCGCCATGCCAGCGAAAGCTCGCTGACCGGCACTTGATTCGATTTTGAATCTCATAATGCGTTCGGCTTGGGATAATCCCTCAGCCTCCGCGAATGTGATAGCGCACGGGACGCTTGTGGTATTTCGTTTCGGCATATTCAGTTTTCTAACAGCCCGCTTTGAAAACTCTCACTTGCGAGTCTTACGAATAAGACTCGCGAAGCGGAGCGCAGACACAATACGGGCGGGATCCGCATTGCGCAGAAAATCAAAAATCACCAATCCGAGATGGACGGCGTGGGGTGCCCGATCACCAAGTTGGGATCGACGGCAGAAAGTGAAGGGGGAAAAATGCTCGCGGGGCTATTCCAGCCCCGGAGCCGCCGCGAGGAAGGCGGCGCGCGCGTCTTGCGCGGCTTGCTCGCCAGCCATGCGCGCGATGTTTTTCACGGCTTGCGCCAGCGGCATGGATTGCTTGCAATTTCCAAAGCGGGAGGTCACACGCTTGGATCGTGTGAGGACGGAGTAAATCCGCTGGCCGATGGTCACAACCGCCTTTTCGCCAGCGGGAAGCATTTCGGGTTTCGTTTCCCCAGCTTTGTTTTTCTTGGTCTTGCCAGTCGGGAAATAAGCGGGGCCGCTTTCAATGGAAAAGTCGGGAGCGGCGGCGGCGGCGGGTCGTGGTTTTTCGTCGGCCCCGAAGTCTATTTTCCAATCCTCCCATTGCACACGCGGGGCGGGTTCGGCCCAGGTGTAATCGGGGGCGGATGGCCGCTCCATGCCTTTTAATTTTGCCGTGTAAAAGCGCGCGCGCGCCGTGGCGGTTTGCTCTTTAAGTTCGGCGATGGCGGCGGCGCGCTTGGTCTTCGCGATGATCTCGGGTTTCGCGGTTTTGTATTTCCCGCTAATAATTTCGGACGGCCCAGAGGGGGTATCGGTCAGGCCGCGCCCGTGTATCGACACCGGCGCGCCAGCGGATTTCCGTTGGGCGGTTTGAATGTGAATGATGTATCTCATAAATTTGACGGATGGAATGTTTTATCTATTTAAAAAAAGTCTTACGCATAAGACCGCGCGCGCGCGATGCTCGCGCGCGCGCGGCGTTTCCTATGCGTGGAAATGTGCCGCGAGGGATTCAATTTCGCCGCGCGTGGCGCGTGGCGCGATTTTCCTCGCGATGCTTGGAAAATTTTTCGCGAGGTCGCGCGCCGCTTGCGTGGCTTCCCAGTCAAATGCGGTTAGTGGCGCGCGCGATGATGCGCGCCCGCCGATGATGATGATTTTCGCCGCTTGCGCCGTTCCCGTGGCGCGTGGCGCAAGCGCGCCGATAGCCTCGCGGCGTGGCGCGCGGTCGCGCGGTTTTGAAATTTCAAGAATGCGCCGCCCGTGCAAAACGCATTGGTGCAAGCGTTCAATGCGGTTTTGTTCCGCTTTGTTCCTGCCGCGCCCGTGCGCGAGGACAAAACGCCCGTCGCGCGAGTCGCGCGCGAGCTTGGAAAGTAATTCCATGCTCGCGCGAAAATCCTTCGCGATGCGGTTGTAATGTGCGAAGGCGGTTTTGTGCCGCCAATGCTCTAATAAAGCGGAGCGCGCGCCCCGATACAAAACCGCGAAGGGTTTTTCCTCGCGGTCAGGCGGATTGAAATCAAGTCGCGCCCGTTCGGAAATTTCCGCCTCGGGGAGCGTTTCCTCGAAACGCTCGCGCGCCCGTTCGCCGCCCGTAATGGCCGCCGCGCGCGTGGAAAAGGTCGGGCACTTCGTGATCCGATACAACGCCGCGCGCGCTTCGCGCGATGCCGCGCGCCATTGTGCGAGGAAATCATCCTCGCGATGCTTCGCGCAGATTACGCCGCACCTTGCCGCGAGGAAAATTTCCTCGCGGTCTATGGTGGAAAGGGGAATTCCCGTTCCCGTGGAATTCACGGGCGCGCCCGTTTTGTCGCGAAGGCGTCCGCCCATGTGTAGGGTTTCGAGTCGCCGCGCGATGATGCGCGCGAGGTCGTCTATTGGTTTTGTTTTAAGGTCTTGCATAGGATTTCAATTTATCAAAGCGCGCCCCGCGCGCAAGTAAAAAACCGCGCGCGAGTCGCACTATAAATACAAAGCGTGGCACGCATTGAAACGCGCCCCGCGCGCCCCGCGCGCAGGAAAACCGCGCGAAGGTCGCACTATAAATACAAAGCGTGGCACGCATTGAAACGCGCCCCGCGCGCCCCGCGCGCAGGAAAACCGCGCGAAGGTCGCACTATAAATACAAAGCGTGGCACGCATTGAAACGCGCCCGGCGCGCCCGGCAATCCACTTCCCGAGATATACATACTTATACATAAGTATATATATCCGTCGATTTCAAATGTGTGAGGGGGCCGTCCATCTGGAATTGGTGAAAGGGGCCGTCCGTCTCTTGTCGGTGAATGGTTGACCATTTCGCGGAATGGCATGAGCAATGATTGGATCGAGATTTACCGAGACTACTCGCCTGTGGAGTTGGATGCGGAGATCACGAAATTGAAGCAGGAAGCCACGCTCTACACCGCCCAAAACATTGGGGACAAGGGATACCAGAAGTCTTTGGAAATGGTGCAGAACCGGCTCCATGCCGCCATCCGTGTGCGGAGCGAGCGGCGGGTGGTCGGCGGGCAAAACCCTTCTTGGGGAGTCCCCGACTTTTCGGGGATGTAGGTTGGGGAGGCGTGGCATGAAGTGGTCGGAAAAACATCGCGCGACAGGGCGGGAAGTTTTCTTTCAAGAGCTTCGTAAGAAATTCAAGCGTCCCGCGCCGCCTGCCATCGAGGAGCGCGTGGAGTCAAAGCCAGAGCCAAAAGTCCGACAGATGGGGCTGGCGGAATATATCCAGGCAAACAAGGCGCCGTCCGTGGCGCATTTATAGTAAGTTTAGCAAGTTTAGCTAAACCGCGATAAACTTGCTATAAGGTCGGCCCGTTGACCCGTCCGTAAAGGGGCGATGAAGACTCGAATGGTCGTGGTGGATACGGAGACGGGGGGCTTGCGGGCGGATCGCCATGCGTTGCTCTCGATTGCGGCGGTGGATTCCTTGGGGGGTGATGCCTTTCATTCCTTGATCCGCCCCTCGGCGGATTGGCTGGTGGATGAGGAGGCTCTCAAGGTGAATGGGTTGTCGTTGGATTTTTTGCGGGATGCGGGTCGGGCGGAGTCGGTGGTGATGCAGGAATTTGTGATCTGGATGCAGGCGCGCAAGGCGCTTTTTGCAGGGGCGAATCCGGCGTTTGATGCGGCATTTTTGGAGGCGGCGGCGAAGCGGTGCGGGGTCGCGTGGCACGCGGGCCGTTCGCTCGATCTCCGTGCGGCGGCGTGGCTGGCCTACGAGACGCAGGGGCTGGAGCTTCAAATCGGCAAGGATGGGAACCCCAAGTTGTCGCTGGATAGCATCGCGGGGGCGTTGGGTTTGAGCCGTTCGGGGGATAAGCATGATGCGCTGGAGGACGCCCTGCTGACGATGGCGTGCTTTAAGATGCTGTGCATGGACGGGGTGAAGGCATGAGCGAGTTCCAAGAATTCCCCAAAATGGCCCGCCTTTCGCGCGAGATGATCGTGACGGAGAAGATCGATGGCACGAATGCCCAGGTGTTTATCGCTGGTCTTGGCACGAGTTTCCCACCCGCCTTTGTGATTGCCGAGGGAGCTTGCGACGGGAATCCAGCGGTGATGCTGGCGGGGTCGCGCTCGCGGTATCTCACGCCGGAGAATGACAATTTCGGTTTCGCGGCGTGGGTGAGGGATCACGCGCAGGAGCTTTTCACCTTAGGATTTGGCAGGCATTTCGGGGAATGGTGGGGGAGCGGCATTCAGCGGAATTACGGCCAGAAGCGGAAGCTGTGGAGCCTTTTCAATGTCTCGCGCTGGTGCTTGCACGGGCAGGAGCCGCAGCGCATTCCTTCCGCGGATCCCCGCGTCGAGAAATACCAGGAGGTATTGCCCGAGTGTTGCGATCTGGTGCCGGTGCTGCATCGGGGGGTGTTTTCGACTCTGCAATGCGAATTGGCGCTGGACGAGTTGCGGATGGGGGGCAGTAAGGCCGCGCCAGGGTTTATGAATCCCGAAGGCATCGTCGTTTTTCATGTGGCGGGGAATGTGGGATTCAAAAAAACCCTCGGCAATGACGGGGCTAAATCGGTATGAAAGAGGCTAAGCCCGAGTATCCTAACTGGGTCTGTATGGAGTGCGGCCTCAAGCATGGGCGTCGCGCTCCAGGGGTGGCTACTTGGCATGAGGAGGAATGTGATGTGTGCGGGCGGAAAGCCTCGGTGACTGAGCCGAGGGATTTCGGACATTTCCCCCGCTGGGGAGACGAATGAGTTGCCTCCACGAGTTCCGCAACCCCCTGCCGGTCGTGACTCCTGTGGGGGGTGGGTATGCCATCTATGTGCGGGATGGGGGGACTTGGGAAAATGATGTGTGGGCCGTGGCTATGGAGGAGGGCGGGCAAGTGCGGCATTTTCGGAGCGATCAGATCCGAGTCCATGCGAATGCCACCTTTGATATTTCCAAGGAATGAATTGCCCTACCTGTGGCAAGGCGACAAGGGTGGTGGATAGTCGATCCCTTTCGGGGGAAGTTAAGCGCCGTCGGAAATGTCCTAAAGGTCATCTCTCCTACACGATGCAGGCTCCCGAGTATTTCGTGGAAGGCCGAGCGGCGGGCAGGCCCAAGGCGGCAGAAAAAAAACTCCCCAAGCCCAAGAAGATCAAGCCGAAGAAGACCGCTCCCCTCCCTTACCCGCCTGCGATGAAAGAATGGGGGCTCGTCGTCACCAAGGAGTCCCCGCTGTGGCTCAAGAGCATCGCTATGAAGCTGGACGAGCGTTGACCGGGCTGCGGGTGGGGTATGAATTGGGAAACCCGCCTCCGCGAATTGGCCGTCCGTTGATCCGCAAATCCACTCTTATGAACATAAAAACACGAATCAAAGAACTGGCGGCGAAATCGGTGCGAGAGTTTGGAAGCGGAAGTTTTAATCGTCTTTATCGTGTAGGGCGAGCGCAGCACAAAATTTGGCAGCAAGAACTGAACAACCGTATCTTCCCTGAATTGGATAATTATTGGGCAAAAGAGATTCCATGGATATCTCCACACGAAAAGCGCAGACGAGCTTTAAGTCTTACCACGCTAAAAATGTATCACAAGCACCGGGCTTCGCAGCTTCGCGCCGGCCCGGATGCCGCGCTGAATATGCCGGGTTGGATGGGGCAGAAACCTTCATCATGGAAAACATGACAAAGGGAAAACTTTCTCGCTGCCTGCCCGTTGACCGCCCGGCCACAATCGTATGAACTTTCTGGATCGTGCGGTTTCGTTTCTCAATCCCCAAGCGGGCGTTCAGCGGGCGTTTGCGCGGGAGAAGCTCAAGGCGTTCGGCTACGATGCGGCGCATCCTGGCGCGGCGCGTGGCGGGAGCGGTGGCAGAAACAAAAATGCCTCGTCCGAGACTTGGCGGATGCAGCGGGATCGGGTGATCTTGATGTGGGATGCGCGGGATGTGGTGCGGAACTTCGCTCTCCTGCGTGGCATCGTGGCTCGCATCGTGCAGTATGTGGCGGATACCGTGCAGTATGTGTCGCAGACGGGGGATGAGGAAATCGACTCCCTTTACCAAGACTTCTTCCATCAATGGTGCGAGCGGGCCGACATCACGGGGCGTCACCGGCTCGGCGATCTGGTGAATATGATGGTGTGGGCGATGATCGTGGATGGCGATCACGGCTGGCATATTGTCTCGGTGGATGAGGATGGCAAGCAAGTGCCTAAAATTCAACCGATCGAAGCGGATCGAATCGGCGACCCGAACAACCCGATTGCCCCCGGCGAGGAGAGCAATATCGGCGGGATTTTAGTCGATCCTGTGGGCCGCCCGTTGAGCTACAAAATCTTCAAGCGCGACCGCCGCACGGCGATGTATTCGTTTGACCGCGAGATTCCTGCCGATCAGTTCATTCATATCTTTGACCCTCAGCGGGTGGATCAGTATCGCGGCGTCACAGCCTTGGCTACGGCGATTGCGCCCGCCCGCGATCTCTACGAGATTTACCAATTTGAAAAGACCGCCGCGAAGTGGCAGGCGGGCTATGCGGGGTTCTTGAAGACGCCCGATCCGACTCGGGGTGATGGCGGCGTGAGCGCGTGGAACGGCACGACCATGGGGAACAAATCGCAGACGAACATGGGCTTAATGGAAGTGGCCCCAGGGAAAATCCAAAAGCTCGCGGCGGGCGAAGACATCACTTTTGCGCCCGGCACGAATCGTCCCGGAGGGGCGTTCATGGCGCTGGTGCAGGTATTGGTTCGCGAGATTTCGAGCGGGCTGAATATGCCTTACGGCTTCCTTTACGACATGACGGCTTTCAGCGGTCACACAGGGCGCATCGAGATCGCTCAGGCCATGCGCGGCATCCGCCGCCTGCAAAAGCTCGTCGGCGAGCGGGCATTGAATCCCGTCCGTGATGCCGTGATTGGCTACGGCATCGGCATGGGCGAGTTGCCGCCGCACCCTCAATGGCGCAATGGGCGGTGGGGATTCGGGCGTTCGCTCACAGGAGACTACGGCCACGACACTTCGGCCAATTTGCAGATGCTCCAAAGTGGACTCGTCACCGCCTCGGACTTGATTTCCGAGACGGGCCAGAGCTTCGAGGAAGTGGTGCGCCGCAGCGCCAGCGAGGTGGCCTATATGCAGCGAGTCGCCACCGAGACGGGTGTGCCGATCGAACTCTTTAATCAACGCATCCCGAATCCGACCCAAGCCCTTGCCGCTATGGCCGAGCCGCCACAGCCGCCGCCGCCAGGCCTCGTTCCGCAGGGGCTGGATGTGAAGCCGCTTTTGGAGTTGCTGAAAAATGTGGGCGAAGGGATTTTGGATCGCGAAAGCGCGATTATCAATTTGATGAACCTGTATGGCGTGGAGAGGAATGCGGCTGAGAAGATGATTCCTGATGGGCCGGTTCAGAAGAAGGGTTTGACCACGGAGGACACGGAGAACACGGAGGGTAGGAAGTGAAAAAGCCCTTCGGATTAAAACTTGAAATCCATGATCCCGAGCTTGGTGGTCTGCTGGGCGGTGGTCCGAATAGGGTATTAGTTTCTAAAAATGCTTCTATTGGAAACATAAGGGCAACTACTACAGATCCGGCTGCTTCAAAGCTCGGCGCTATAGGAAAGGGGGGTATCGAAGGTAAATATCGGGTTTCCATTTTTCAGGGAAGTGCCCCTCTGACCCACGAAAGCTTCCGTAGCAAAAAAAACGCGATTGCGTATGCCGTTGATTGGAAGAAAAGAAAAGATCGGAATCTCGGATTCTCCGCGAAGCTGCGCTTGCGGGAGTTGGCGCGTGGAGATTTTTTGCGGCAGGTGATTGGGTATTCCGACCTTGTTCCCGCGCGAGGGACAACCGAGGCCGCCAAGGGGGCTGGAAAGTTGCGTTATTATCGAAGCAATCCAGCGGGGAAGGAGATCGAGCGGGTGCGGAAAGAAATTTTGGCTGATCCGAATTTGAGGGAGTCTTCCAAATTCAAGGATACGCCAGGGCTTACAATAGTCGATGAGTATGACGAGGCCCACCATTTTCCAAAAAGATCGCGGGATACGAAATATGTCATCGACAATCTCAATAAACACGCTGCCCGTGGCAAATCTTGGTCAGTCAAAAAAGGAATGCTTGGACAACCGATCGTGAGGGCTGAGGGGATTGAGCGCATCCTTTGCGCCAAGCTCCGCTTGCGGGAGTTTGGGCTGCTGGGGCATCCCCTCGAATATTCGCGTCCATACATTTATGGCGACCGCAGGCTACCGAGAGGGGAGGGCGCATACGAGGCTCCTGAGGCATTCAGGCTCAACAACCAAGGAGAAAGCTTTGCTCGGGGCCAAGAAGCGGCAATAGCAAAAGCCAGAAAAGGCGGCGTCATCTCAGTCGGCCTCAAGAAGACCACGAAGGGAGGCTGGCGGGCGATTGCCCAAGAAAACGGCTTGACTCGCGCAGCGGATGCGAAGCGCAGCGTGTTGAGGCACGAGCTGATCCACTCGATCCAAAGGGCCAAGGCGGCCTCCCAAGGGAAGTCCTATGTGAGAGGCATGATGAACCCAATCAAGCGATATGTCGCCGAGGTGGGCGCCTACGCCGCAGAAAATCGAAGAAGGCCCGGCAGAGGTCTTGTGGAGCGGCTGTTTCCGACATTTAAGGCCGTGCTCAGTGCTAAGGGTTCGATTTGAGTATGAAAATGGTAATTATCTGCGAGCATTTATTTCGGACTCCCGAAATTCCGTGTTTTAAAGTGCTTAATGATCCCGTTAATGAAAGTGATGCGGGAGAGACATATCACTGCATGGCTTGTGTAGAGGAAATTGAAAAAGATAAAGAGGGGTTGAGGGCTGTGACTGATCGCTCGAAGGTCGTATGCGCTTCGCATTGCGACTCTATGACTGTTTTGCAGGAATTTAATCTGAGGGGACTGGAACGACGCGAAGCGGTGGACAAGGGCGAAAAGGGTTAAGCTCTGGAGGGGCGAGCGAGTGACATGCTTTACTCAAGAAGAAAAGCAAGCGGTGGCGGCGCGATGTGAGCATGGGGAGTGGAAGTGAAGGGTAGGTTGGCGCTGTTGACCACGCGCTCTTCGGGGAATGAAGAAAAAGCGTTCTCGCCCCAGCTTGGCAGGTAAAACTTCTTTGAGAGGCACGGGCTGCCTCTCGGCTAATCAAGCCAAGCAATTCAAGGTGCATCAATCTTCGGAATGGAGGGAGATGAAGTGGGGGGAGCGTCTCAAGTTCGAAATGGAGCGCGCGGAGGCTTATTTCTGGCGGCAAACGGCGGATCGCCGACAGATTCAAAAAAATTATCTGGCGGCAAAAATTTGGAAAAGTGGATTTAATTATGGAAAAGCATAAACAAGCCCTGCGCGAGCTGGCGGCTCGCAGTGAACGACTCGTAGAATTTGGCGCGTTGAAAAATGCGGCGCGGTGGTATCGCGGCGAGAATATGAGCGCGCTGCAAGATATCGCTATCAACCAAGCCAAAAAAGTGAGTCCTGATGCGGCGATCGCGGCGCGAGCGGCGTTTGTTCGGGATAATCGCAGCACGAATCGTCTGGTTCTCGGAGCGGGCATTTTGCCCCCGGTTGCGACCACGGCTATTGGCGTGGGGGCGACTTATCACTCTGCTGGGCTTGGCAAAAAAAATCAACCGCAGGAAAAGGTATTGGCGGCTCGCAGTGAACGACTCGTAGAATTTAAAGATCCGCGCCTTGAACGCGCGGGCGTTTCGGGATTTAATCAACCCAAGCGCACTCCGGACCACCCCACAAAATCCCATGTGGTCGTGGCGAAGTCCGGCGACCAAGTGAAGACGATCCGATTTGGCCAGCAAGGAGTCTCGGGCAGTCCGCGTAAAAAAGGCGAGTCCGATTCCTACCGCAAGCGGCGGGAGTCCTTCAAGGCCCGCCATGCGAAGAACATCGCCAAGGGCAAAATGAGCGCGGCACATTGGTCGAATGTTGTGAAATGGTGATCCTATGAGCGAGTTCATCCGCAAGGCCATCCAGAAGAGTCTCCTTTTAAAAAAGAAACCGCACTTGGCTCCCAAGTCCACGCCGGTTACTGATCCTGCGAATTGGGAGGATGCGAAGTCCAAATTGCGGGAAATCCTTCGCGCTAATGGCGGTAAGCCAGGGCCGTGGCTAGATGACAATGGGCAGATGCGGTTGTTGACGCGGCGGTGGGTGGGGATGAAGCGTTTGAAAGAATTTCGATATGATGCGCCTACTCCTCAAGAGGAGCGCCGAGGGTTGTTGCGGACGGGGCTTCTGGCTGGGGGCATTGCTGCTGCTGGAGGGCTGGCAGGCTTGGGGTTGTATAAGTCTGGGTTGTCTTCTTATGCGCGGCGCGCCGATCGTTTGGAAAAGCTTGTAAAGAAAATCCATGGGCAAAGGACGAATCTTGGCCAGAAAGCCAGGGACGCAGCGGCATCCCGCGGAGCGGCCAAGCAATCGGCTCAAGACGCTTCTATTTTCTCTCAAGGGCTTCGCGAGAAGCGTCAAGCAGCGGCAGCGGCTGTTGCAGCCAAGGGCGAAAAGGCCGCCGAAGCCGTCAATGTCGCGGCAGCAAAGAAATTTAATAAAACAGCGACTGCTTACTACGATCCCGCAAGTGCTGCGAATAAGCGGGTGGCTCGCGAGGCGTCTGCCGCAGCAAAGAAAAAGGCGCCCGTTTCCGCGCCTTCAGTTCCTAAAACGGAAATTCCAGAGGATGTTTTTTCGGCGGTTCCAGAGGCTCCGATCAAGAAGGCTGCTGCGGCTCCGCCTGAAAAATATTCCAATTACCTTCGCGCTAGGTCGGCATTTAATAAAGGGAAAATCACTAAGGAGCAACTTGACAGCATGAAGTTTTCCTCGGCAGAAGTTCCTAAAGAATTTGATTTTCAGAATGACGAGGCAGGCATCCCTCTCACAGGGCGCGTGGCGCGAGATCGGTTCGTGAAGAAAATTCGCGATGAGGACTTGGATCGCCGCGATGCGAATATCCTGCGCGCTGGCGGCGCAGGGGCGTTGGCGGGGTTAATGTTCCGTGGCGGCCTTTCCCGAGGTAAGCGTGCCTTGATCGGCGCTGGCGCGGGAGGATTGGGGGTAATTGGCATCCGCGCTCTCACGAATAACGATCGAGATATTTACGGCGAGCGCAATCGCGGGGGCAAGCGCGCCGAGTTGATTCCCGCCGTGGGCGGTCTCGGGGCGGCGGCGTGGCTCGGGATGCGGCGCTTTAAAGGGTTGTCAGCAAAGCTGCGCGGCGTGAAGGAATTTACAAGGTATTGGAACCCATCTATGGGTTGGCCAGCAGAGGCTAATACTCCAGATAAAAAGAGGGAGTGGCTTAAAGGGTATATACGAAGAAGGCAGTTAGCAAAGGCAGGCATATTCCCAGAGCCGCGCGCTGTTGAAATCACTTCAGGCTATGATGTAAAAACAGGCAAGCGGTTTTCTTCCCGCCTCCGCGCTATAAAATTTTTCGAGAAAAAGGAAAAAGGCGGTCTAAACCCCTATGTGGGCGCTGCGTTGTCGGGGTTCGGCAGCGGGGCTGCGTTGGGTTCTCTGGCTCTGCTTCGTCGGGGGGCCTCATTCCGTAGCGCGGCGAAGACGGCGGGTAAGCTCGGCTTGGCTTCGGCGGGAATCGTCGGTGGCGGGGCGTTGCTCGGCAGTAAGATCGTGGGCGATCCCCGCTCGGAGGAGTCGGCTCCCTTTATGAAGCGGGCGGCTATCGGCGGCTCGTTGGTAGGGGCGGGAGCTGGGCTTGCCGGGGCGCTTTTGCTCCGCAAAACCAAAGGCGGTGCCAGGGCGCTCGTCGGAGCTTCTAAAAAGACCGAACCTTTCTCGCGGCCTGCTATGTGGCTTCGCAAGACGCCTATCGTTGGCGCGGCGGGAATCGGCGCTCTCGGCGGTGGCATCTACGGCGGCGCCATGGGGGCGGACGAGGGGCAACAAGTCGATTCGATTCGCAATCTGCGTAAGGATTTGAAAAAAGAATTCCAAGTCTCCCCGCTTCCTAATGTGGAGCCTATGGAGGCGACTCGCTCGCGGCGATCCAGTGAGCGTTCCGACTTCTTGAAGAGAGTTGGCATTTTGGGGGCGATTGGTTTGACTGGTGTTGCAGGATTTCGCTTGGGCCGCGGATTTGTGAATGCTGAAAAAATTGCCGCTCAAAAGAAGGCAAGGTTTTGGCAGGACGCTGCCGAGGGTGCCAAGAAGGCCTCGCAGGATCGCCCTCGTAGTAGCGGCCCGAAAACTGAGGGGTGGTCAAATCCCTTTGGGAGTTCATCCTATCGTTCTGGCGGCGGCTATGATAGTGATTACGCCAAACGAAGCGCGGACGCTGCCAAGAAGTGGCGTCAAGAGCAGTCCAGATCCTCGGCTTCCTCCTCCAGCTATCGTGCTGAAAGCGGAACGGGATCGAAGGATTACACCCCGCCGCCGAGATCCAGGGCGCAGGGAACCGGCGAAGATCGCAACCCTCATGTAGGCACTGCTAAAGAGGATGTCTGGGAAAAATGGCGCGCTATGGATCGCATGGCCAAGGAATCTAAAAACGAAGGCGAGCGCGATACCGCCGCCAGAATGAGAGATATGTGGAAAAAGAAACATAATTTGTCACGCAAGCTTCGCGGGTTGAAACTTTTTGGGAGGGCTGACCAGCCTCGCGATCCTACGACCAAGCAATACAAAGATCCTCTGTGGTCTTGGGCGACGGGCAAGCGGTTGATTAAAATCAATCCTGATGGAACTCAGGGCGATTGGGCGCCGGATTCTCCGCAGCTTGTAAATTCCGCCATGGCGCATGCCGCTCGGGCGCGCGTGCCGTTGCAGAGAACTGGCAGGCTCACCAAGGATGTCAGCGATGTGCTTCAAGGTAAGGAAAGGGAGCGCGATGCCAGCGGGCGCATCAAGAAGCGCGAGTGGGAGAAAAGCTGGTTCAACAATATGGCCACGAATGTAGGAATCGGTGCCGCCACGCTGGGCGGAGCGATTCTGTGGCGTAAAGGATCCAGGAATCCTAATTCCGGCCTTGGAAAAGTCGTTGGTGGGATTAAGCAAGGAGTGAAAAAAACTACGGAAGATTTCCGCCGCGTCACAGGTGATTTTATGCGTGGCACGCAAACTTATACGGAAAATTCCCGAGGGAAAAATACCGATGGCCTAAAAATTCGGGAACTGGCTCGGAAGCTGCGGGAATTTGATGATGCTGCGGATTCTGCTGGTTGGGATTTGCGGGATCCTCGGGGCCGCTCCGCCCGAGTCTTTGCGCCCGGCAGCCGTCGCCGCGAGCGCCGCGAGAAGAAATGGCATGAAAAGACTGAGAATGAGCGCAAGCTTTGGATGGCAGGAGCCGCGGGGGCTGCTGTGCTCGGTGGAGCGGGGGCCTTGGGCGTTTATCGCTTGGCTAAGGGGAAATCGCTTGTTCCGAATTTTCTAATGAAGTCGAAATCGCCTACGGCGGCAAATCCAGCGGATATGAAGGCCAAAGTGGAGGCTATGACTAAAATGGCAAATGAGCAGGCTGCGCAACGGCAGGCTCAAGCGGCGGCTGCTTGGAAGAAAAAACAAAAAGGGAAGACGCCAACAAAAGAGGCAAATGATGAGTGGAAGAAAACTCAGCCCACGCCCATTTCAAGTGATCCTAATTTTAGGGCTGCATAATTTATGAACGATCCAAGACCTCGTAATAACCAAGGCCAATTTGCCTCTCAAAGCATCGATGGCATTGATGCCAATACGACTTCCACGGCTTATAATCCTCAAGTCATCGAGCAACGCAAACTCTCGCTGATCGAAAAAATCCGCCGGATGCGCGGCGTTCGCAATGGCGTGGAGGAAAGTGTGCCAGAGGATCAAAAAGTTCTTTCCGCCAAGCTGCGCTTGCGGGAGCTGGCTTCGAATAAGTATAAGGATGATGTAGGTGATCGGGCAAAAAGTTTGATTCTTGCTGGAGGTGCGGGCCTTGTTGCTAACTCAATTGCTGCTGGAGGGTTATTAGGCGTGATGCAAGCCAGCAAGCAGCAGGGGATGTATTCAAGCGGCGCTCCGTATGGACATAGGGATGAGCCGGGGTTTAGGCGAAGCGCTGTGATGGATAGGTTTGCAAGCAGGAAGGGTTATATCCCTGTCACTCCAGATTCTGTTGGCCTTGATTCTGCGAAAGTTCCAGCGGCTGTTGTCCCTAAAGGGCAGGTGGCTTGGACATCGCCATCGCATCAAGGGAAAGGAGCGTTTGTGCGCAGCGCCCAAGAGGCGGACTTTGTTCGGGCGCATGAGGCGGGGCATGTCGCGCAGAATCTTGGTAAAAATCAACGCCTGTTGCGTGGGGCTTTTGGGCTTGCTCCGCTCGGGGTGGCGTCCGCTCTCGTGAACAAAAACAAAGAGAACGACAAGGCGGCTTCTGCGATTGCGGCGGCTGGGACATTGGCGGCTGCTCCTGTGCTGCACAATGAGATCGACGCTTCGGTGCGTGGTTATAAGATTATGAGGAAGCTCGGGGCTGGTCGATTGCGCTCTGCGGGATCATTTATTGGCCTGCCGACATACGCCACGGTTGCCGCTCTGCCTGGGCTTGGTTGGGCTGCAAGAAAAATGCGCCAGCGGCATGAAAAAAAACTTTCCGCCAAGCTGCGCTTGCGGGAGCTGGCGCGGCAGGCTGTTCAGCCGTATCCTTATCAAGAGGAAGAGAAGCGCGGGGGTGTTAGTAAGCTGGGCGCCCTCGGCTTGGGTCTTGGCGTGGGTATTGGGGGAGGTGTGGCGGGAGTAAAATTTTTGCGTCCCGTGGTTGCCAAGGCGGTAAATCGAGCCGCCAGAAATGTGACCAAGGGGGCGAAAGATGTGGCTGATGCCGCCAAGACGGCGATCCCGGAGGCTGCGGCAGCGGTGAAGCAAACTGCGGCAGATGCGCAGGATGCTATGGCTGTCGGCAAGGATATCGGGAAAATTTATCAAAAAGCCAAGCCGCAGGTTGAGCGGGGATTTTGGAATGTTACAAACCCTGTTAAGTTTGCTAAAGAAATTTACGGAGAAGTTTCTCCCAAAAGATGGGCGACAGAGGCGAAGCGGCTTCGTGCTGCGGTTAATGAATCTCGAAATATGCCGCCTGCTGAGAGGCTGGCTTTTTTGAAAAAAGCCAGAGAGCAAGTGACTCCAAATCCCTATAAAGCCACTCGTCCAGCTTGGGCTGAATATTCCGCTATTCAAAAGCTAAAATTTCTTTCTGCCAAATCTTCCAAATTAGTTGAATTCGCAAAACAGAAAGAAGATGGGAAGCTTTCAGTAAAGCAAAAGGTCGGCGTGGCGGCTGGGTTGGGGGCGGCGGCGCTTGGTGCTAGTCTTCTTCCTGCTTCTGTGAGTTTGGCGAAAATCCAAGCTCGCGAGATTTTGCGCGGCGGGCGAAGCCGTCTTTCCAAGGTCAAGGGATTGCAAAAATTTGTCCGGCCTCCTGGAGTGGATGCGAATCGCGGTGGAAGAATGGTCGCGGATTACATCGACGCCTCGCAGTCGGCGTTGAATAGAGGGGTGCATGGGGCTGCTGTTGGTTCGGTGCTTCGCCATGCCAAGGCGAATCCTGGCGGGCTGATCGCTCAAAAGCTCGGGGGTGACTTTAAGACAAGCCACTATGCGCGATTTCGTGCAGGCCCGAAAAGCGCGCTGGATCATTGGGATTGGGAAGTCGGGGAGATGATCAATCAGCAAGGCAAGGGGCGTGTGAATTCCAAGACAGGCCAGATGAAAAAAGGATTATCTCCAGAGAGAATTCAAAAAGAGCATGCATCGATGGCTCGTGGGCGTGAAGGGTTCGACCGCGAGTGGAAGCAGAAAATGTATGATGGCGGCCTAAGTGAGTCCGAGGCTCTCCGCCATGTCGCAACGAATACCAAAAACGCCGATGTTCAATCGTATTTGGATCGATTGGCTATGACGAAAGCCAAGGTGGCGGGTGGCTATGCCAAAATGAGCCTCGCCGCCCCTGCAATGGTTGCTGCTGGTGGCGCTGGAGCTTATGCCTCCAGCCGCCAGAGAAATACGGAGGCTAAAAAGAAATGAAAAAAACAACCCAATGGGGGGCGGTGGCGCAGGCAGCGCAGGCGGCGGATCATAAGTCGAAGCTCGACCAAGCTTTGGCCGACCTCGATGCGGAGCGCAAGGCGCATGCGGAGACGGTGCGGGCGCTGGAGCGGGCACGCACAGGCACTCGCCCGATCGTGAAGGCGAAGCCGACTTCGCCCAAGTCGGGAGCGGGCGACATTGTGGAAGTGATTTTTTCGGATGTGCACGGGAATAAGCATGACCCAGCGGCTTTTTCGGCTTTTCTCGGGGATCTTAAGACTTTGCAGCCCGATCGCATTGTGATCGGCGGGGATTTTATTGATTGCGGCGGGTTTTTGGCGGAACACCACACGCTCGGCTATGTGGCTGAGACGGAGGATAGCTACGAGGACGATGTTCGTGTGGCGAATGATCTACTGGATGCCGTGGCGCACTACTCGAACTGCGGCGACATTCATTACATCGAAGGCAATCATGAGTGGCGCGTGGAACGCTGGGCGCTCACCCAACGCCTTGCGCATCACAAGGACATCGACTTGCTGCGCCGAACTTTTTGCGCCGAGCATGTTCTGAAGCTCGCCGAGCGGGGTATCAAATACTACCACCAGGGCAAGACGCATGGCGACTGCGATGTGCCGGGCTGGGTGAAGATGGATAAAATGTATTTTGTCCACAAAATCTCGAACGCCCGCGATGCGGCGGAGGTGGCGATGGCGAAAGCGGGGGGCAATATCTGTTACTTCGACACGCACCGCGCGAGCTTTAAGCCGAAAAACATCCCAGGGCTGGGCCTCATTTCGGCGTGGAATCCCGGCTGTCTCTGCAAGCGGCAGCCACTCTATGCGAATACGCGCCCGACCGAGTGGACGCATGGCTATCTGATTCGATTCATTTCCCGCAAGACCGGGGCGTTTCAGATGATCAATGTCACGATCAATGATGGCGTGAGCTATGCGGGAATGCTGCTCAAGGGCACGGAGAAAAAACCTTAAAAATATGGCAAATCTTTGGAAGCGCATCGTCAAACAGCAAATGGTCGAGGAGCATGAGAGTGATCCGAAATACATGTGGGAGACTTATGCCAAGCAGGGGTGGCAAAAGCGCGAGCATGTGGCGGAGGCCTTGGAGTGCCATGAAGATAAAGTGCAGTCTCTTTTGAAAAGTGCGATCACTTCCAAGAAGATCGAGCGGCGAGACGTGGTGATCTGGAGCAAGCTCAACAAGGAGTTGATCAAGGTCGTGGCGTATCGCGAGAAGGGAAAGCATCCCGAAGAAAAAGCTCCCAAGCCTGCCAAGAAAGCCAAGCGCCAGGTGCTCAAGCCTGCGGTGGGCATGGCAGTAAGGTCGCGCCGAGGCAATTCCGGCAGGATCGTTCATGCGGGAAAATCGGTTTTCACGGTGGAGTGGGAGAATGGCTCCGCGACGAATCCTTCCCTGGCTTCGTTCAAGAAAAGAGACATCATCTTGGAGGATTAAATATGTCGCCGCGCGGCAAGCCTTCCGACCGAAGTGAGGTTGTTGTGCAGTTGCAGGGTCGCTTTGCGGAGCATTTTGATGCCGGTGTCGGCATCTTTTCGTGGGAGGAAGGCGGCGAGACGCGTTTTGTGACGCTCAAATTTGGCAATTCCTTCACGGTAGATGGGATGATTGATCAGATCAGGGGCTGTATCGAGGGCGGCGGGGAAGAGGAAAACGACGAGGAAGACGAGGAAGAATAGTCTTTTTGTTGACGCGCCCCGGAAAGGGGCATGGCAGACCTCAAAGAATTTTTCGCTCCCTTCATTACCCAGAAGGTCGATCCGGCCAATGGGATCATCTACGGCGTCTCGGTGATCACCTCGGGCATCAAAGCCCGCGGGCATGATCTCGAAGTCGATAGCACCACCCTATCTCAAATTAAAGAATGTGCCGAGAAGCTCGGCACGGTTCCCGTGAAGTGGAATCACCGCACCGGCGCGGATGCCGTGGCGGGGTATCTGGAAAATTTCCGCATCGAGGGCGGCAAACTCCTCGGCGATTGGCACCTTCTCAAAAGCCACTCGCAATTCGGCCAAGCGATCGAAATGGCCGAGCGCATGCCCCGCAATGTGGGCCTCTCCGCCGCCTTCATGGGCGAGGACGAGATGAGCGGCGGCGTCAAAAAGGCGCGCTGCTCGGAGTTGATTTCCGTGGATCTCGTGGCGCAACCCGCCGCGAATCCTAACGGCCTCTTCGAGGCGAAGATGCCAGAGCAGTCCACGGAACTCGCCTCGCAAGTTGACACACTAACCACAAACCGTATGGATCAAAATACCAACACAAACACCAACGCAGTGGCGGATGAGCCCTCCTTGAAGGATGTTCTCGCAGCCCTGAACCAACTCTCTGAGCAGGTCACTGCCCAGCAAGAGACTATCGCCGCCCTGCAAAACGGTGCGGAAAACAATGAGGCCGAGGATATCTCGATCGAGGAGATCATGGATCTCACCGACGAAGACATTTTTGCGCTTCTTCAAGCCGGTGAAATTTCCGAAGAGGACGCCGCTGGGATCAAAGCCTACCAAGCCGAAGTCGTTGCCGCCATCGAGGCCGAGCAATCTGAAGGCCAAGGCGAAGACGAGCCAGCCGAAGGCGAACTCGCTGGCGTTGGCGCCGGTTCGGATAGCTCCTCCACAGGATCTTCCGCCGAACTCTCCGCGCTTCAAAAACAAGTCAAGGAACTCAGCGCCCGTTTCGAGCGCGAAGACGCCGCGACCGAGAACGCCGAGATCGAACACTATTTCGCAACCATCGAGGGCAACCTCACCACCCTCGCCCAGGAGAAAGCTGCGCTCACCGAGTTCAGCGAGAAACTCCAAGCCGAGAACGAGGCTCTTCGTCACGCCGTGAAAACTGGCACCCGCCCGCTGGCATTCAGCGCCGAGGGCCGCGCCACCACTGGCAGCCATGGCGAACTCCATGAGTTCGAGAGCCGTGTGAAAACTCACACCGAATTGGGCAAGACCCACGCACAAGCCGTGATGCTCGCCCACAAAGAAAATCCGGAAGCCCACCAAGATTGGATCCGGCAGCAAAGCAAATAATTACCAAGGATAATAATATATGAACTTCAATAATGTTGTTTCGCTCCCCGCCGCCGTGAATCTCGCCGGTTTGGAGAATACCGCAGTCAAACTCACCGCAACCGGCGTGGATGTCGCAGGCGCTACCGATCGCGTGATCGGCACCGTCATCCGAGGCGCTGCCGCAGGTGGAACCGTCGATGTCTTTCTAAAAGCTAATGGATTCCATTATGTCCGCATCGGCAGCACTCAAACCACGGCTCTCGCAGTCGGCGACGAGCTGGAGCAAGCAGCTGGCGGAACTTATATCAAGAAAAGCGCTGGTCAAGTGACTGCGCTCGCTATCGAAGCGGCTCCCGGTGGCAGCAATAACGGCGGCCAAATTCGCGCGATCCTGCTCTAAAACAAATTACAATTAAATAGATAAACCAATATGGCTTACAATACCACAGATTCCGTTCCGCGGCAGGACATCAGCACTCTCCTCATGGAGGCCGTCCACCAGGAAAAACACTACATCGCTTCCATGCTTCTGCCGATCTACGGCAGCGAGCGCGAAGTGGGTCGCTACCCGAAATTCACCATCGGCAAAGGCGAACTCCTCAAGCGCGAAAGCCAGAAGCGCGGCGCTACCGGCACCTACAACGAGTCCGATGAGGTCTTCGAGTGGGACAGCTACCAGACCGTCGAATACGGCCACGAGAAACGCATCGATGATGTCGTTCGCAAACAAATGCGCGACTTCTTCGACGCCGAAATGGTCACGGCGAAATTCTGCATGAATAAACTCATGCTGGATTATGAAGTCGAGGCCGCTGCCGCCATGATGACTCCTAGCTCCAATGCTGGCGTCGATGGCAAATTTGTCGCTACATCTACGCCTACAGGAACCGCTACTTACGCTGAGGCCAACCTTGAATTCATGGATGTGCCTGCGGATATCAATGCCGTCATTGAGCAACTTACCCTCGTGGGTGAGGAGCCAAACACGATGGTCATGAGTTTGTCCCTCTTCAATCGCATTAAGCGCTCGAAGAAGCTTCAAACCTACCTCTACGGCCACTTGAATACCACTCAAGGCGGATCCAATATCACCAGCCAGATCATTGCTGACGCTTTCGGTATCGCCAATGTGATCGTCGCTAAAAAGAGCCACGACACCGCTATCAAAGGCAAGTCCTCCGCGGCCACCGTGGCTCCTGTCTGGGGCAATAGCCACATCTGGATCGGTGATGTGCAAGGCGGCGACTTCATGAACGGCGGCGCAGGCCGCACGATCATCTGGGATGGCGACAGCGAAGGCGGCCTCTTCACCACGGATCAATACCGCGACGAAGCTCGCCGCGGCGACAAGATCCGTGTGCGCTCGAACCGCACCATCAAACTCATCAACCCAAATTCGGCCCGTCTCCTTACGACTGGGCTCTAATAGGGAGAGGGGGGCCGTTTAGCCGGGCTGCGGCGGCTCCCCTCCCAACCTTTTTGAATGCAGGATAGAGAAACGGTATCTCACGAGGCCCATAACCTTGGGTTCCGGGTTCAACTCCCGGTCCTGCTA